CTTCGTGGTACTACGGGCGTGCCTCCACCACCGGTGGTTGTATAAGCACCGATGTAACCGCTGGCTCCGAGATACTGCCAGTTATTATGGGATTGAGGCATGGTCACATAATACCCTTAAATGCAAAAGACCGGAGGGTTTAACCTCCGGCCGATTACATTTAATGCTTACTTAGAGGCACCAATTCCAATTGATGTGTCTTTTGGATTTAACGCCTTGGCTAGTGGGCCAACGAGACCGGCAATGAATGCATTAAGCAGGGTCTTTGGGTCTGTAATCCCGCTCATATAAAGGGCGGCTACAGCTGCTGCTGAGGCACGAAGATAAGAACCAAATGCATTTTGCAGTACTTTGATATTCATGTTTCTCCTTGTTAGTTTAACCCGTTAGGGCTTATATCCATTCTATAGGATAAAACAGGAGTTGTCTACTCGCCATCTTCTATATGCTGTTCAAACCGGCCTTCAAGCTTAGCTACCTTTTCACCAATAACAATCTGGTCACCACGTAGCTCTTTAAGTAGAGGAATAATTTCTAAATTAATTTTGTCATTAAGACTTGATCCGCCATTAGGCTTAAGCTCAGATAAAAAACTTTTCATCCATGTACGCATAATCCAAGATCCTATTACTCCGATGAATGCGGCTGTTGCTGTAAATCCTGCAAGTGTTGTAGCCCAGTCTGCTGCGGTCATGTAATCTCCGGGAGTTGTAGTGACAATGAGTAAACTATGCCGCATAGAATACACCTTGTACTGTTAAACTATGGTCATAGTTAGAAGGAGATCATTGATTGAACAAAAAGTTAAGAATATTTACAGCCTTCCTGATGTCAGCAGGTTGGCTTTTTGCTATACCTACAGAAGCGCATGCAGCAGAAGGATTAACTGCTGAAATATATAATGTTAAAGGCCAAAATAATGCCCCTTATATACCTGAAGGATCTTCTCCTGTTTTAACAGTCAATGTCCCAAATATTAACTTTCAATGGGGCTCTGGAAGTGTCCTTGGTGGACCAGCAGAAGATGTAATTGTAAGATTTACAGGATCAATACTTAGTGATACAACACAAGAGATATCATTTTTAGCAACAGCAGACGATGGAACAAAACTCTACCTTGATAATGTTTTAATAACAAACGACTGGAGAGACAAGGGTGGGGGAGGAACTACAAGTGCTCCAGTATCATTTACAGCAGGAGTTCCTAAAACTATAGAACTAATGTACTATGAAAATGGTGGCGGTGCCTGGGCTCAACTACTGTGGAATCAATCTGGATCAATGCAGGTTATTCCAGCAGAAGCCTTTACTTCAGTAGCGGCAGTAGTAAAAACTATAGGTGCCCCAAGAAATCTTGTAGTAACAGATGGAGATACATCAACAGTCTTAACGTGGGATGCCCCAAATACTGGTAATACTCAGCCAGAAAGATATGCTATTTCACTTATTGTTAATAATAAAGGATGGGGAATAGCAACTGGAGATGCGGGAGATCCTGATGCTTTAAATACAACTATAACAATAGACCACTCATTATTAGAAAATTTAAGCCCAAGTGGAACCGTTTGGTCATTTAATATTAGATCAGATAATGATACTGAACATTTATACTCTGAACCTTCAAATCTTTTTACTCTTAAAATTGGAAAGACTGCAGAAGAAATTGCTGCAGAGGCAGCAGATGCACAAGCTGCTATTGACGCAGAGAATGCAAGACTTGCAGCAATCGCTGCGGAGGCAGCCAGAGTTGCTGAAATAGCAAGATTGGCAGAGGTTGCTAGGTTAGCAGAAGTTGCTAGACTTGAAGCAGAGGCCGCAGCATTGTTAGCAGCCAAACAAGAAGCAGCCCGTGTTGAGGCTGCACGTTTGGCCGCAATTGCAGAGGCCGCAAGAATTGAGGCAGAACGTCAAGCAGCCATCGCAGTAGAGAATGCTAGATTAGCCGAAGTTGCCCGACAAGCAGCAATTGCTGAAGCAGCCCGCATTGAAGCAGCAAGATTAGAGCAAGAACGTCTTAATGAACTTGCAAGAATTGCAGCAGAGAAGGCCGAAGCAGAACGTATTGCGGCTGAAGAGGCTGCTGCTAAAGCAGAGGCTGAACGAATTGCAGCAGAAAAAGCAGCGGCTGAAGCGGAAGCAGCACGACTTGCTGCTGAAGCAGAATCTAAGGCAGCTGCAGAGGCAGCCGCTAAAGCAGAGGCAGAAAGAATTGCTGCCGAAGAGGCTGCTGCCAAAGCAGAAGCGGATCGTTTATCTGCTGAGGCAGAAGCAAAAGCGCAAGCCGAAGCTGCTGCTAAGGCAGAGGCAGCCCGCATAGCTGCTGAAAAAGCAGCAGCTAAAGCCGAAGCCGAGGCTAAAGCAGAGGCGGACCGTTTGGCTGCTGAAGCCGCAGCCAAGGCTGAAAAAGAGCGTTTAGATCTTGAAGCGGCTATTAAGGCAAAAGCAGAGGCAGATAGGGTTGCAGCCGAAGCTGCTGCTAAAGCTAAATCTGCAGAGCAGGAACGCTTAATGTCACAAAAATTAGCAGATGAAAAAGCTGCTGCCGATAAAGCTGCCCTAGAAAAAGCTGCTCAAACAGGAACTTTAACAGAGGTTCAAAAAGAAGTTGTTGTAGACCAGCTTGTGGCTGATCTTAAACCTGGCGAGTCTGTATCAGCTCAGGATGTACAGGAATCAGGTATTGAGTATAAAGACCTTCCTCCAGAGACTCCTATCGAGGTTAGACAGGATGAAAACGGTAATGAAGTTATAATAACAGCAGACGTTGCTGCAGCCCTCGTATTATTAGAGAACCCTGCGGAGTTAGTTGGCGCAATATTTAGTGACCCTGGTCAAGCCCTCCAAGCACTCGGAAGTATCGGTGCGGATATGAGCACACAAGAGCGAGAAGAATCACAAAAAACGGTTATTGCTACCGTTATTGCAGCTAGTGCTGCAATTAACGCAGTAGGAGCCGCAACATCTGCTGCCGGAGGAGCCACACGAAGTGGTGGTGGTGGTGGAAATTCTGGTGGCGGTGGAGCTTCCGGAGAAAATAAAGGCGTTAGGAGACGTAAACCTTGAAAAAAGTATTTACAGATATGGTTGACCAACTATGGACATTGTTAGGCATGTTTATTGCCTGGGTTGTTCTAGATGGGTCTGCAAAGACCATTGTTGGTTATGCAATTATTGGAACACTATTTGCTTGGGCGATCACCTACTCAATTCGTAACCCAAAGGATGAATAATGAAATCAGGAATTAAAATGTTTGGCAACGTGCTTCTACGTATCGTTGCAGTATTTGCAGCATCTGGTCTATCAGTAATTGGTGCCGGTTCAGTTGCAGGTATCTCAGTAGCAAAAGCAATTACAGTAGCTGGTCTTACAGCAGTTGCCGCAGTAGTTGAAAAACTAGCTCGTGGCTTTATGAATGATGGAAGACTAGACTTAGATGAGATCAATTCAGCTTTTGCTGCAGTTGATGTTAACTCTAAGACAGCAGCTGACCTTCAAGTTGAAGCTAACCAATCAGGCGTAGCAGTTACTATTGCCCCAACTGTTGGAAAGCCAGATGGACAGGTTCCAGAAGAACATCCAGTAGATGAGGAATGGGATAAGTAATGGCAGACCAAGGAACAGTAGCAAAACTCGTTGAAGTTGCTACAGCAGAACTAGGGACTATTGAAGGCCCTAAAGATAATGAAACAAAGTACGGCAAGTTTACCAAGGCTAACTTTCAGCCTTGGTGCGGTTCTTTTGTAATGTGGTGTGCTAACGAAGCCGGTGTAAAGGTACCTAATACCGTGTATACACCTGGTGGCGCAGCAGCATTTAAGAAGGCTGGTTCTTGGATTGATGGAGACATTGCAGATCCAGAAGCTGGGGATATTGCTTATTTTGATTTCCCTGCAGACGGTGTAGACCGTATTTCACACGTTGGAATTGTTATCAAAGACAACGGCGATGGAACTGTCTGGACTATTGAAGGAAACACAAGCCCAGATAAGAAGGGCTCACAGCGTAATGGTGGACAAGTTTCTAAGAAGCTTCGTGCATTTAAGAAGAACAAAGCTGGAGAACAGATTTCGATTGTTGGATTTGGACGCCCTAAGTTCAAAGCAACAGGAGAAGCACCAGCAGCCCCTGTTGCAGCTAAGTGCCCTACTTGCGGTAAATAATTACAAATAGAAAAGCCCCCCAATTACGGGGGGCTTTTTTATTATAGGGGATTACCCTTCACATCTACTGTAGAGTGGAATTCTTGCCCACGATACATTGTCTTACCTTTATGAATATGAACTTGATCAAAGTGGAAGCTATCATCATCTCCGTCTTTAAAGAAGATAACGCTTACACCCTGCTGCCAGTTCTCAAAATATTGAAGAGCGTGCCCTTTAACGTCCACCCCACCTTTGACAGAGGGTACTGCTCCGTCAACTCGGCAGAGGCATCCCGGACTAAAAGAGACGCTTTTAATTGCTTGATCACGATCAAATACCGTTTTTGATTGCTGTTCCATCCTATGAGTGTGACCAAATAACGTGGATATATTCGGATTCGAATTTGCATACTGAGCAGCCGTTGAACCTGAGGCGTTAGCCCTATCACCATGCATAGCACGGAGACGCTTATTAATCCAATGTGCTGCAGCTGGGTAACCATCAATAAACTCCACTCCAAGTTCGTCACAACGTAATAGATTTTGTAAACTTAATACCGGCCAAGAATCTGGCGTGTTTGCTACTTTAATACCGTAAGCAGCAGCAGCGTTGTTATTAACGAAACGAGTGAGACGCTTATCATGATTGCCTTCAAGAAGAATAATTCTCGCATCCATCCCGGCATTAGCACGCTGCTCAGCAAGGAAACGATGGCCACGATTAATAGCAAGTTGGGCAGTGTGAGCAAAGTTAGTCTCCTGTTCGTAAGTACCATACATAGGTAAATCTAGGAAGTCTCCTAGGTTAATAATTTGGGCCACTGGGTGCCCGTGATCGAGTCCAACAATTTGTAAAGCAACATCCATCGCTGCCTCATCATGGAATGTATCTAGACTTCCATCTTCATACTTACGATAGCCGATCTGTGGATCTGGTAATGCAACCGCTACCTTCCAGCCACTGCTTATCAGCGCAGGGGTCTGGGGAATTTTTGGATTAACGATAACTGGATCTGCAGGCTGCACTGGTTGCCAGGCAGGGCCTTCGTTCCACTTAGGTGACAGAATAATTTTAGTATCATCAGGATTTGTAGAAAGACTGACCTTACTAATCTTACCTACATCTTCTGGTGTAAGACCATTGGCCTTGAGCAATTTATCAATAGAACTTAATCCATTAGATGCAGCAGATTCTTCTTTAGCGTTATTATACGATTCGTTTAGCGACATGTACAGTTCCCACTTCTGTGTTCTTTAAGAGATGTTACACCGAAAGTTGCACCAGCATTTTTATAGAGAGAATGAAGACTTCTAGTTGAAAAATCGTCATCATTTAAAGACTCGTCAAAAGCTTTTTTATCATTTTCAGGCAAAATTGCAGCCCATTGTCCTACTACACACTTACCTATAATAAATGTGTTTTCTTCTTTTGCTTTGTCGTACAGAATACCTAAACTCATTGCGCCCCCAAGTAATAATAATAGGGCCTTAGTTAAAAGGCCCTATTATCATTGTATACGATTTAGTAGGAAGTTTCAATTCCTTCTGCCCAAGAGTCTCTCTGACGAATGACTTTTGGAGAAACAATACGGCCGTTAGCTTGAGTCATTCCAGCCTCTGGAGATGTTTGTCTCATGTATGTTGCTGTAATTGAATAGGCAGCACCTTTGCGTTCTCCCGCATAAGGAAGGTTAACACGACTAGCTTTTGTGCCTGCGCCTGTTGGATCTCCGGCTGCTGTGTTTCCCTTAGGAACAAGCGTGCCGGCCTCTGGTGATGCTGATGGTGAAGAGAACTTTGTTCCTTCACGATTTGAGGTCTTACGACCTTGTGTATTTCCTGCGGCTACCGCAGTATCTAAATCTGATTTTGCCATTATGGTACCTATCTGTTAGAGAGCTCTATGTTAATTGACCATGATAGTAAAAACAATTGCGGAGATAGACCCATCTCTCGACTCCACGGTTGTAAAACCTGGGCGACAGCTAAGATCTAGTCCTCTAGGGGCTACGTATCCTCTAGCAATGGCTATTGCTTTTACTGCTTGGTTTACTGCTGATGCTCCTACTGCACGTAGCTTGACCTGTGGAGATTCATATAGCGCATGTGCAATAGCTGAGCCGACGGATTGTGCATTAGATCCAGCGCTTACACGCAGGAACTTTTCTTCTGTATCTTTTTCGTTCACGAGTTGTAGTCCTTAAGGTATGTGCCCACCTAGGCAAACTATACCTTAAGCTGTCTCTACAGGGTCTCCATAACCAGCAGCTCTTAAAAGATTTACAAAATCTTCTAGTCTAAGGATGGTCACCCATTCCCCAATAGAAGCCTCTCCCTGCCCGTTTAAGCGTAGTACAGCTACGGGTAGGTCTTTCCCATCAGAACGGTCTTTAAGTTGCTTAATGACCGTGCTAGGGCTGAAATCCTTGCGTGCTTTTACTTCCCAGTCAATACCAACAGTACCAGTAATATCAGTGCCAGGTCTACCAGCACCAGTGGATTCCGCAAAAGGAAATCCATGCTCTGCAAGGTAGTTTGCAACAACTTTTTGTGACCTATATCCACGATGTTTCCTACTCTGACTTGGCATACCCTGACATCCTCACCTTAATTAGGGCTTCTAGGTCATCTAAGGTACCGTTATTGATAAAGATTTGATCAACTTGATATGCATCCATTTCAGTCTCAGATAGATGACTATTAACTGGCTCAACACCAAGTCGTTTTACTCTCCAGACCTGTCCGTTATTAGCCTTGATCATGTCTGCTTCATTAAGAAACCTAACATCTGTTACTACATAGTTCATATCTGGTCTTGGGTCATCAAGCATAGTTTTCATTGCTTCGTGAACCCAAAAGCCTGTACCAAATATATTCCGTGCACCAACGCCAAGCTCTTGCAGTAAGTGCCTTACTTCTGGGCTTGACTTTGCAACTTCCCAACCATACTCACTGACCAAAGCCCGTACTCTAGTAGAACCTATTTGTGGATTCATTTCATATAGAAGTTCTTTTATTTTATCTGCAAAAGCTACCCGGGTATACCCGTAGTTTTTTACAAGAATGTTAGCAACAGTATCTTTTCCAGAACGTGCATAACCTGTTAGTCCAATAATCATGTGTTAAATCTCCGTGTTCTAGATCTCATTCCCCCACCATCTGAGGTACGTCGTGTAAGTTCACGAGAGACAAGTTGTGAATCTCTTTCTACATTCATAGTTCTAGTTTCAATCAACTTACGAAAAGCATACTTAATATCTAGTTCATGATGTAGGTCTTGTATGTCCTGGCTGTCTGCAATCTGAGCCTTTACTAAGGCAACACGATCACCTTTAGCCCCTGTCCAATGCTTAAGCATTGCTTTAGCTTCTGCGTTATCTAGGTTGCGTTGTGCTTCACGCTCATTAATAATAGCAATAGCCTGAGCACCAGCAAGGTGATCATTCCATTGGGTAAACTGTACAAAAAGGTCCATAAGACCTTCGTCATCTAACTCAGTAATATCACGAGGTAACATTGGGATGTCAATCTCCGGCTTAGGAGTTAATGAAAAACCAAGCTCATTAACTGCTGCCAATACATCTCTACTTATGCTCATTTTGCCTCCTGAAATGGTTCGCAACGCTTACATCCTTTAGCTGGGTCAATACTGCACATAGGTGGGCGTTTATTTTCTGCAGCCCATGCTATATCCAAAGCTTTATCAAAGATCTCTTTTGTAAACTCCGGGTTGTAAGCTACAACAAATTCTTTGTAGTCTTGGTTGGCTTTAAGTTCATAGATAAATACAATCTCTTTAGGAGCAACCTCAAGTAAACCTTCTTCAACCATCAAGTGACATAAATGTAGGTATACCTGACCCTGAAGTTGGTGCATACGAAATGGGGTTTTGATTTGCTTCCAAGCCTGTTCTATATCCCCATTAGCCTGCTGAAGAATTGCGGGAGCTTCAAAGCGTAGAGTTCCAGACCCAATAGATTTAATTTCAATTAGGCAATCATCGCCTAGGCCTTTAATCCAACCATCCGCATGCCCACGCATCATATGCTTATCACTTCGTAGTGGGACTTCTTTGTACTCTGCCCAACCTACTTCTATATCTTTAGACAAAGACCAACCGATACCAGTTTCATCTTGCCACTTACCATAAAGAACACCCATCTCAGCAAACCAATTCTGCCACTTAGCATGAATGATATGGCCTTCAGCAAATATAGATGCAAGACGAGCCGGAGTTTTATCTCGGGTCTCTGTGTAGTTTCCTGTTACAGCGTGATACTGAGCTAATGCACACCAATCTTCTTTAATAATATCTGATGGATGTATATAACTCATGTCGCGGTCATCAAAGGGCTTAGAAAGAACGTGACGTTCTAATGCGCCCATAAGACGAGTCTCTCGCTTACTTGTGTTAAGAAATGCTTTTAAATCTTTGCTGGCGATAGTCCTAGGTTTTGCCATACTTTCTGCCCTCTTTCTCCAACCACTCATCAAGAGTGATCCCCTGTTTTATATATTTCCGCTGAGATGCATTGCGTTCTCTGTGTGACATGCCACCAAAGATTCCATGTAGCTCATCATTCATTATAGCCTCCTTTAGACACTCTTGTCTAACCGGGCATTCTGGCCTGCCATCTGTACCCCAACAGATTGCTTTAGCCTTGTCAGCTATAGGTTTATATAAAGCCTTATCTCGTGGTGGAAAAAATATCTCTGTATCTTCTCCCTTGCACTTCGCTTCATATCGCCAAGTCCAACTGGGGTCATCGCTGTAACGCA